GTTTATGCTCGCGCTGTGCGTATGCGTAAAGCAGGGCGTTTTCACTCGCTGCCGGTATATCGCGCACGTTCCGCGCTTCGTTGTACTCATTCACAATATTAGTAATGAGCGCGTCAATGTTCGACGCTGACAGCGTATTTTTGATTTCCGCCACCATCGTCTGATTGAGTACAATCTCATCGCGTGGCAGCGTGCTGATCTTTTCAAGCGTGTTGACCATCATGGCGAGCTGTTCGACCGGTCGGATAAAGCGCGCGGGTTTTTGTGTTTTCATTGCATCAATCTCCGTTGTATGTTTTCTTTTGGGACGGCGGTCAGAATAGCATCGTTTAAAACGCGCCGTAAATTATCAGTAACCTTTTTCACTTCTTCCTTTTCAATCTGACCGGCGAGAACCGCGTTCAATACCCGCGTCGTTAATTGTTTATACTGCATCATTAAATTTTGATCTTTTGTTCTTTTTTTCCTCACATCGGTCATCATGTTTCTAATCCGAATAAAATCGCTGTTCACAGTACTACAATTCAATCCAGAAATGTCCACAATATGCTGAACAGATATTTGACGTGGTAAAAGTACAAGCGTGTCAAACCCCGGATAAATTCGCCGGTAAATTTTCAGCCGGTCTTCGCGCGTAAAATGCCGCCGAATCGCGTTATCCTTTATTAAATATTCGAACTCTTCTTCATCCGTCATGTCGGTGATGATCTGTACAGGCAATAATTTCAAACCCGCCGCTTTCGCCGCTTTCAATCGGCAATGCCCGGCGAGCAGCGTCCCATCCTCTTTCGCCACAAGCGGCACAAGCACTCCGCGCTTTTTTATATCTTCAACCATCGACGACAAGTCAATTTTTTCTTCCTCAAAAAAATCTTGATTCTTTTTATTCCGCTTGAAAAACGAAACGGGCTTTTTCTGTACCGCTCTCATTTTCATTCCGATACCTCATACGATAAATGTTTTTCAAGCTGCCCCGTTTCATATAGCGGCTTGTCAAAGCCTTTTTTAGCGACCGTGGCAGGCGCGTTATGTTGCAATTCGCCGCTGTTCCTTTCGATGATCCGCTTCGCTTCCGCCGCGACCTGCTGGCCGAGCGCAGTTAACATTTTTGCTTCAATGTCTTTCAAGTCTTGCGCCCGCCCGCGCTTTGAATACGCCATCACGTTTTTAAAATACGCCTTCATATGTTTTTTCATTTCGGGCGATGACAAAATATTTTCAGCGGCGATTCGCAGGACCGGGCGCGGCGGGATTGTTTCGCTTCCATAGTGATTCCACGCGAGCACGTCGCTGAATTTCTCGCCCGTCTTGTAAACGCCGGGGAGCGCGCCAAATTTTACCTGCATACAGCCGCCGGTGCGGTAACTCGCTGGACCCACTCGTTATATGTCCGAGCATCATCCCGTAGCTGCTGCATAGCCTCTCGCGTCGAACGGGCGTCTGTTTTTATCTGAGACAATCTTTCCACGGCAATAGAAGCGAGAATTAAAAACGCCGCCAAAAAAGCAATTGTTATCGACTTGTAGTATTTCATACTATCACCTCTTTAACACTTTAATCGCCGCCGCATATTCCGCCACAATTGGCGACGTTGCCAACCTGTTTATCGCGCCCGCTAAAACGTCCGGGCAATCGTCATGCGGCGCGCCCTTATAATACCTGGACACGCCGAGAGAAAATTCCTGTTGCGTTCCGTCTAAAATGTAAAGCTCCGGTTTATTGGCAATAACCGTCGCCGCTATTCGTTCATGCTTATTCCGGTCCGCCCGCTGGTATAACCACAAATTCTTAATAGGGTACGGCCCCTCCAATTCCCGAAACGCGTTAATAAAAAATATCGATGAATCCGCAATCTGCGATTCAATAGTCGCCTCAATCGGAGTAAAGCGCGCAAAAAAATCAAGGATCGCCCGGCGTGTCGGTATATCCGCAATCGACTTAGGCAGCTTGATACCGGTAAATAACAACATCCCGCGTTTATTCACGCCCACCACGGCGGCAGTCGTCGCGTCCGTATCTTCTTTATTACTGAACGACGGGTCGATGAAGGCCACGCAATATTGACAGTCCCACACGGCCGCCGTTTTAAAAGCCCCGATAGTGTCATTGTCCTGGACGTGCCGCAGCTCATAGTTGCAGCACCATTCAGCATACGGCAGCCGGTCTTTCCGCGCCATGATCTCCGCGAGTTCGTCCGCAGGCATAGGGACCGTACCGACCGGAAAGCGCCGCCCCTCGAAATAAGTTTCCTCTATGGTGGAAAATACGTCTTCCTCGTGCCAGGGCGTACCGGATAGGCGCGTTTGCCCGAGCGGATCAATCAAATTATCAAGTTCCCGAAAATACGCTTTCGCCCATTCCCGCGCCGCCGGGCTGTACCGGTCCTCAATAGTAACTATGTCATCCGGCCATATGTAGTCAAAGTGTGCGCCTGTAATGGACGCGCCCACGCCTGCCGCCGTGATCGACGGCTCCGGCGTCACGGTTTTCTTAAAAGAAAACGTCGTCCGCTCCGATGACCACACCGCCGTTTTCGCATCCGTAATATTCCAGCGCGAAAACATATACAGGCGCAGCGCGTCGTTCGTTTCAAAATGCTTTTGAATTGTTTTCAATACATCGCTGGCCAACGACATATTTTTCCGCACGATAAGTAGACGCATGATCGGATTGCACAAAAAAAGCAACACCATGCCGACTATACCGCACGTCGTTTTGTAGCTGCCCCGGTGGGCCTGGAGGACGCCAAATTTAGCATACTGGAAAAAATACTTTATCCACTCGCCGTGAAGCGGCGTCAACTTGTTGTAGCCAAGCAAATGGCCGAGCTTGTGCGGTTCGGTCAACCACGCATTTAAAAGCGATACGTGGTTAATTTTCTGGCTCTGATTTATGGACGCCATGCTCTTTTAACAATGCCTGAATTTTTTCGTCGTCGGTGTTGATTGTAAGGACCGTTTCAGTTTTTACTTTGCTGCCCTCGGTCCCTTCGCGAATTTCACGCATTAAAGAAACTGCCGGGCCGCCGCCTTTTTTAATAACGCGCTTACTTGCTTTCTCAATATCGGTATCAAGGCCGTTGGACAGCATTTCAGCATAAATCTGCGACATAAGACGTTTTTCACGGCGCGCTTTGCCTGACGCCTTACCGCCCATCCGCGCTATTCTTTTCTGTTCCGCCTTTGTTCGCTTATTCTGCGGGATCAAATTTTTCCGTCCGTCGCGCGGCATTACTCTTTCACCACCTTTCCAATTCCGAAAATGTTTTTTACAACCACTTCGGGTTTATCTTTTAAAAAATCGTCGCACGCTTTTGTCACGCCGGGGAACGGCGCGTATTCATAGTCGTGAATCAGGATGATTCCACCCGATACCATTTTATGATACACCTTTTTAAAGCTGTCCATGATTGACCCGTAAAAATCCCCGTCAAAAAAAGCGAAGCATATTTCCTCCGGGTATTTTTCATCGGCCAGGTCGCCAAAAAATCCTTTATTAATAACCGGCAATTCAACGCCCGCGTCCGCAAACGTTTTCTTGAATTGCTCTACCGATACCGCGCTGTGTCCTTTCTCGCACGGCGTCGCCCCGTCTTCCGGCGTTTTCGCGGGCAGGCCTTCAAACGAATCGTATACGTATAATTCCTTGTCCGATTTTATTTCGGTAAGAAACCGTTTAATGTAACTCGACGTTACACCGACATTGCATCCCAACTCAACCACATCACCGGGCAGGTCCAGCACGGACGCCAAATTTTTTAAAATGTAGTCGATCTGCCCGTCGCCCAGCATAATAAATTTTTTTCCTTTCGTCCCGGCCAAAATCGCGTTTAATGTCTCAATCATCGTTTTGCCCTCCCGCTCCCGCCCTTCCATACCGGCTGTATAGCTCCGCGTGGTTGATCCCCACATTTGTCGGGCGTAAATTTTATCCGTCCCCTCATACTTCTCGCCCAAAAAGTGCTCAGGTATGAAATAGTGTGAGGGAAATATTTTTACATTCGCCTTTGTTTTCCTGAACATCTCGCCCATGTAGGCGTTACCAACGGTTTTCCACGGCACGCTGACCGCGTTCGGTGAGCGCCGCCGCAGGCCCGTGATCAGCTCTGCGGCAAATTTGCCGCCTTTGACGCTCGCGTGCAGCGGGGATATGAGGCCCGGCCTGATTTTCTCATTTTCCCACACGCCGTACGCGTCATAATCGTTGTAATACAATTCATCAATTGCATTTACGCACACCGCGTCGGCCCCCGGCATAAATCCGCCGTACTCGTACAATATTTCATACGTACACACGTCCGATACGCCCGGCCACATTTGCCGCGCCCGAAAATGATTTATCCAGTGTTGATTGGTCCACGTGCGCCCGAACACGGCTTCATCGTCCCACAGTCGATACTCCCATCCGGGATGTTTTTCTTTCCACGTATCCATCCACACCGTCGGCCTGGGATGCGGCCCCACCCATAACTGATGAATGATTTTCGGTATCGTTACCGGCTCGCACCCGTCCATTTTCCACGCTTCAAACCCAATGGGGTTATTGGCTAAACTCGGTTGATCGATACGGTGATTAACGAGGGAAGGAACGGGAAACAGGATTTTAATACCGTTACGCTTGCAATACTCAGATATACGGTCGTCATCGTGGCGGGATTTTTGCCGGTCAAATTCTACCAACATGGGCGCTATGTGCGCCACGGGTAGACATATAGCGATACCCGCCCGCGTTACATTATCGTGATACGCCCCGTCCTTCGGCCATAGCGGGGTGCGGCGGTCGTCTTGCTTAAGGAAGAAATTGTATCCCTGGGCCGATCGTCCGGCGGCGATCCGGCGTTCCTCTTGATCGGTAATGAACGCCGTGGCCCGTTCGCGGAAGTTGTGGCACAAAACAGCATCATCTTGGATAACCGCGTGAAAATCCGCGTTCGGATCATGTTTCAGCCAAGATCTCTTTGAATTTTCAAGTAAGTTATTCTGTTGATCAATACAAAACTCAGAAATCGGAATTCCGAGACTCTCCGACAAATACGCAAAGTGCTTTTCCCGTGACGGGTGCGCCATGACAGAAATCGATAGTTTTATAGGGTCCATGCCGCATTTTTGTCATCATACGGTCGTTTTGTCAAGGGTTTTTCCGTGCGTTTTCGCGCCTAAATACTTGTTACACAATTTTGTGTTTTTATACAGTTTGGGGGCGTCCTCCCTCCTGTCCGTCCGTTACGTTTCAGAAGTATTCTCATATTTTTCATGGCATACACGCAGTGCATGTTGTCATGTAAAAATATTTTACCCCTTTACTTAATAAATAGAGAGAGGACGGACACACTGAACATATGTATAGGTAAATCGTTGTAAGTCCTGATTTTTTCAGGACTTACGTTCAGGGTATCGAACGAGGGCAGGCGTCCGGGCAGTTTTTAAAAGGGCGAAAAATAAACGTTTTTTCGCAGGCGTTTTTAACACGTCGTGTATGTGGATAAAATGAACACGAAAAACACGCCGTTTTTCAAGCGGCCGGACGGGTGCCCGGACGCCCCGGCGCGCCTGAGATACAGATATGATTTTCAATATTTTTAAGTAATTTATTAAATGGCTTGACATTTTTAGGGCGTTCAGCTAATGAATAAAGAATCAAAGGCAAGGAATTTTTTAGATATGGCAGTTTTTACGATACAAACGAAACGCGGCGCGCATCTTGTTTATATAAGCGATAAAGACGCGGGTCGGGTCACTGGATTTGCCCGTTTTAGCGACGCGAAACGTGTCAGGGATCACCGCGGCCGCATTTCCCCGCGCGATAAAGACGGTTATTTATTGCCTGTTGATTATTCGCAACCGTTGGGATCGTGGCACGTTGTATGGAAAGCAGGTAAAATTGACACGGTTGCCACGACTACAAAATACGGGCGTCGGACCCGCCAAGTAAAATTGCATGATTATATCCTGGGAGAAATTCCTAAATGCAAAGCCGTTCGTCACCGTGACGGCGATCCATTGAATAATACGCGGGAAAATTTGGCGTTGTATCAAGCGTATGTGACGGAAAAACTGGACAGCGTAAAAAAGAGCGAAAACAAGTTAACTATTTGTGTCGGATGTAAAGACGAAAATATTTGCCGCAGGGTTGCGACACGAAAAAAATTTTTTAAGGATGAAAGTCATGCGTTTTAGAATGGGAAAAGGTCAAGTGTTGGTGTTCGATGAATTTATAGAAAAAACAATTGAAACGATGCGGGCGGAGTTAGGTTACTATCCTACGCTGCGGCAAATTGGCGAACGCTGCACCCCGCCGCAATACGCCGCGTATGTGTATAGTTCAGTCAAGCGCCTCGCCGCCGCCGGTCGTCTTTCAAAAGAAGCGCTACAGGTTTACAACGCGAAAAATAATTTAAAATAATTTAAAAATAGAACAGGAGAATACCGCAGATGAAAAAACAATCAAAAACCGTAAAATCAAAAGCCGCTCCGCGCGCAAGTAAAGCCGCGCCGCTATTTGTCTCGCCGTCCGCGTGGATGGTATGGGAAAAATGCGCCTTGTCACTTCAAGCGGTAAAATCGCCGCTCGTTTTAGAGCGGGACGAATACGCGAAGGAAGGGACGCGGCTTCACGGCATTATTGCGGATGTTTTGCGCGGCGCGGCGCCCCCCGAACACGCGGACCCGGACGACGCCGCGCTGGTGCGCTTTGCGGTCGAAACGGTCAAAAACGAATTAAACGGCAATAAAAATTTCGCCGTTGAAAGCGGACTGTCGGTACAAGTGAAAAACGTGCAGTTTACCGGCACGGCGGACTGTCTCGCCACGGCAGGCGATACCGTCATCGATATTGACCATAAAATGGGATGGCGCGAGGTCGATGCCGGGGGGAACAGTCAATTAAAACTGTACGCGCACATGGAAGCGGCAAAGAATGGAAAAATCAAACGCTGGAAGGGTATCATCATCAACGCCCGGTTTAATTCCGTATCGTACACCGGCGGCGAGATTGACCCGTGTTACCTTGCCGACGTCGCCGACGATCTGACCGCTCGCACGGCTAAAAAACAGTTTGCAACCGGCAACCACTGCGCCTACTGTCAGCGGCTTTCCATCTGTACGAAAATCCGGGCGGAAATTGTAAAATGGACAAAACCCGGCGCGATTGACAGCATTACCCGTCAGCCTGAAAAGCTCGCGGAAGCGCTTCGCCTGGCCAAACCCGCTGAAAAGCTCTTTGAAACGATAAAGAAAGAAGCGCAGCTTTTTATGGACCTGGGCGGCGTGATCCCCGGCGTAGCCCTTGAATTCACCGCCGGTACGCGGGCGTGGCCCCGCGATATGGAGGTGAAAGAAATTGCCGGGAAAATAGGCATAGACGAAAATGATATGTATGACGTAAAAGTCATATCCCCGGCGCAGGCGGAAAAAGCGGGCGCGGATAAAGACGCGATAAACGCGCTCGCCATTCGTCCGCCGCGCAAGGGTTTCAAATTTATATAGGATTTAAAAATTTAAAAATTTATAAGGTGGTACGAAAGATGGAAAGAAAGCTCATTAAATCACAAATCACAAATTTACATGTGAGGATTAGCGGCGACCTGTCGGGAGTCTGGGGCGACCTGTCGGGAGTCTGGGGCGACCTGTCGGAGATCAGCGGCGACCTGTCGGAGATCAGCGGCGACCTGTCGGAGATCAGCGGCGACCTGTCGGGAGTCAGGGGCGACCTGTCGGGAGTCAGGGGCGGCCTGTCGGAGATCAGCGGCGACCTGTCGGAGATCAGCGGCGACCTGTCGGGAGTCAGGGGCGACCTGTCGGGAGTCTGGGGCGACCTGTCGGGAGTCAGGGGCGACCTGTCGGAGATCAGCGGCGGCCTGTCGGGAATCTGGGGCGACCTGTCGGGAGTCAGGGGCGACCTGTCGGGAGTCAGGGGCGACCTGTCGGGAGTCAGGGGCGACCTGTCGGGAGTCAGGGGCGACCTGTCGGGAGTCAGGGGCGATGTTGATTTATGTGACATTACCGATGATGAAAGATTAAAAGGCGTGAATATTGTCGATCTAATTGCGGAATAAAAGGACTCAAAATTTAAAAATTTATAAGGTGGTACAAAACATGGCTAAAAAAGAACAAGCAAAAGCGGCGGCTCCGGTCGCTGTGTCGGAACTGGTGGTTACAAAAATCAGTCCGAAGGGCATTAACGCAGTAATACGGAACGTCACCCTGAACTGGGTATTCATCGACCGCCCGGCGGAGGATAAAGACGATCCATTGAAAGCGGCGTATCGCACACAGATGATACTTATGGGCGGCGAAAAAGAATTTATCGCAACTATGAAAACGGCGCTTGAACAGTACATGAAAAGCGCGTCGGTCGCCTGGGGTGCCGATCAGCGAATGAAGGTTTTGAAAACCGCCCTCACCCTGGACGTTGACAAATCCCTGTTCAAACAGACGGAACTTGGCTTGTCGCTCGCGGCGCATCAGACTGTCCGGCGGGAAACCGAGCTTGACGAATTCGTGGCGAAATATCCGCCGAAAATCCGCCTGGCCGATAATACCGACTGTCCGGCTGGAATGGTGGTACAGGAATTCTATTCCGGCGTCATTGCAGACGTAGCTGTCTTTATTTCGGCCTACGACGTGGACGCCGGGCGCGGGATCACCATGTATCTGAATGGTGTGCGGAAAGTGGCCGACGATGAACGTATCGCCTCTATCGACCCTTTCGCAGACGTTCCCCCGGCGACAAATCAAGTGGAGTACAAACCGGGTAAAAAAGTAAAGGCGCTGCTATGAAAGGAAAATTTGTTGAAATAAAAATCAGCGGCGACGACGAAAAAGAATTGATGAAAGATATCGCGCCCGCGAAAGTCTTTTCAACGGGGTCAACGGGTTTTTATCTTTCAGGAAAATTTACTGATCCGGCGACGGGTGACCGTTACCAGGTGTCATGTAATATTATCTTGATAGGTTCAAAACCGAAAAAGTAAGCAAAAAAATCCCCGCCCTTTTCAGGGCGGGGACAATCACAGGAGAATACACACGGGGGTTACATTTACACACTATGACAGCAAAAACCACTAAATTTGTCAAGCCTATTTTTATCGACCTGGAAACGAAATCGCGCGAACCGATTGAAAACGGCCCAACGCGGTATTTTGCGGATAAAGACGCCGACTGGTTGATATGCGCCGCAGTTGGCAATCCCGCCATGACTATAAAACTTGATATCGTTGGTCTTGAAACAAATTTTAAAGGTGGAAACAAAATCCCTAATCGGATTATAAATCACCAAGGCATGTTCGTCGCTCATAACTGGTTTTTTGAATGGTCTTTTTTTAATCAATTCTACCCCGGCACCCGCGCGGCTGACTGGCGTAATTGGTTGTGTACCGCTGCACTCGCCCGGTGGTTCGGTATCTGCGCTCCCCGCGCTAAATTAGAGGACGTGGCGGCGGCGTTTGGTCTCGAAAAAATGCCGGAAGGAAAAAGCCTTATTGCAAAATATAGCATACCGCAAAAAGACGGCGCTTTTCGTGTGTGCGAAGACAGGCAAGACGCGGCGATGTTTGAAAAATACTGCTTGCACGACGCCGTTTTGTCAAAAGCCATTTATGGCAAACTGATTGATAAGGGTTTTAACGTGGAAGAGTTCCGCGCGGCCCAGGCAATCGACGTTCGCGGCGTGCCGGTTGATGTAAAAGCCGCACGGTTTCTGCTCGACCGAAAAGAGGCCGATAAAAAGAACGCGGTAAAGATCGCGGACAAGCTCGCTGGGCGAACGGCAGGCGGGGCGCCCGTGCTGTCCGCATCGGCCGCGTTTTGCTCGTACATGAAAAAGACCTTTAAAATCGAGCTGCCCGACGCGCGGGCGACGACGTTGGAGGCGATTGATTTTTCAACGCATCCGAAAGCTGACCAAATCGAGCACGTTTTGTACGTGCGAAAATTGCTCACGTCCCGCGCCGGGGACAAGGCGGAGGCGATACTAAACCGCGCACATGACGGGCGGGTACGAAACGCCGCGATATTTCACGCGGCGGGTACGGGGCGTTTCCAGTCCTGGGGCGTGAACTTCTTTAACTTTTCCCGGCAGAAAGTGGATAACTGGGAAAAGGAAAAAAACACCGCCCCGGTCCCGGCGCTTCAGCGCGGTATCATTTGCGCCCCCAAAGGAAAGACGCTGATTGAGAGCGACTGGCGCGGAATTGAAAATTATTTATCCCTGTACTATGCCGGGGACACGGAACAGCTTGCCCGGATTGAAGCGGGAGAATCGCCGTATTTGATTTTTGGTGAAAAAATGTACGGCGAAAAGGTGACGAAAGCCGATCCGCGCTATTCATTTATGAAAATGTCCGTTCTCGGTTTCGGTTACGGGGCCGGGGCGAAAAAGTTTTCCATGATAAACCGGATCGATGAACGGACAGCAACGGCGTTACACGAGGGCTGGAAAAAAGTCAATGCGCCGATCGTGCGTATGTGGTACGATTTTTCCGACGCCTTTATTAGCGCGGCCGTGCGCCGCACTATCGATAAAGCGCATGGTTTTCAATTCATCCCCCTGGGCGACGAGAACGACGTTAAAATAATTCTACACGACGGCCACGTACTTTATTATCGGGGGCTGGAAATTCACCACGACGAAAAAAATCGCGTCCAGATTATGCGCGACGGCAAAGTCTTACACGGTGGGCTATTGACTGAAAATCTTATGCAGGCGACGTGCGCACGACTGCTTTACAGGGCGCTTGTCGCATGTGAAAACGCAGGGCTTGAAACGGTGCTGCACGTTTACGACTCTATTTTAATTGAATCAGAAATAAAGAACGCGAAGCGGGACGCCGTGAGGCTACGGGACATAATGTGCGACGCGCCGCCCTGGGGTGTGGATATGAAGCTCGCGGTTGACCAGCACATCGGGAAACGATGGACGAAAAGTTAACGAAAAATAAAAAAATTAGTTGATAGTGTGCCTGTTTGGGATGGTAATACATCTATTATTATAAAATGGAGGAAATCACTTTGAAAATAAAAACAGCAAACGTGAGAATGTTTTTAAAAGGCGAAAAACCATCTTTAAAATCTGTCACTGTTAAAAAGACGTTAATCTATGCCGGCGAATTGTTTTTTGTTCATGGCGTTACGCGTAGTTGGCAGGTAACGCATTATAAAACCGGTTTGCGCGCATGTGATGTTATTAATGCGCGTCTTGCGGACGTGGAAGAAAAATTCACGGCGTCGATGGCAGCCCGTCCGTCAGACGCGCTGCAAAAAGCCGTAGACGCGGCACTAACAGCGTACGGTGTTGCTAACGAATTACCGGAGGTGAATAAATGAAACTACAAGAGATACAAGATCAAGGTTTTACGTTGTGCGCGTGGGCGATAAAAACTATTCGCTATGAGCGCTATATCATGGTAAAGCTCAGTAAAAAAACGCCGCGCGGTGAAAAATTTTACGTCGCGCACTCGCCGCACCTGGATACAGTATTAAAAAATACGGAATTTACCGCACCGGCTTTAATCAAATGACTGGCGGGCAAAAACACGACGCGGAAAAGCTGCGTATGGATCTGCTCCCATTCGAAGCCCTGGAAGCGGTCGCTGAAGTGCTTACGTACGGCGCGGAAAAATACGCGGATGATAATTGGAAAAAGGTGGAGAACGCCGAACGGCGCTACACTGCTGCGCTCCTGCGGCACCTGGCCGCCCGTGAGCGGGGTGAAGCAACCGACACGGAATCGGGTCTACTTCATGCGGCGCACATGGCCACGAACGCGCTTTTCATTTTGTGGTTTGAAATTCAAAAAGAAAAACAAGGAGTCGTAAAATGAAAAAGTGTTTAAAAAAGTTGGAGTTGAAAATTTATCACGTTGTAAAAGG